ATCTCAGCCGTGCGGGGACCGTGGCAAGACTCGATGGCCCGGTATAGCTTGTCGGCCTCTTTGCCATTGAGGTCGGTGATCCCGTCGCCCACTTTCAACTCCTGCGCGGCCTCGAGGTACTCGAGGTTGTGCCGGGTGTCGAGTTGGCGCACGATGCGGTCTTTCAGCGACTTCGGCGCGGTGGGTGCGTCGTCCTGCGTCAGTTCCAGTTCAAACTTCGCCATGTGATCTCCTCAGATTCGAGTTGTGAGCCTGCGCCAACCGCGCAAGCTCTGGCATGTGGGCCGCGCGGTACTCCTCGGCCTCGGTTGTATTCCAAGCCGTTGCCAGCCAGTCTTTCGCTGTACGGTCGGCCAAATTGAACAACTCCGTGAACTTCTGGGAGACCTCGGACTCCTTGCCGAAGAGCTTCTGGCAGAAGCCATGCAACTCGTCCAGTTCCCCCAAGAACACGTCGAAAATTTCCTCTTCCGTCATGACGGCAGCCGCTCGACGTAAGGGACTTCGATCTTGTGAGCGTGCCCAAGGGCAGCAATCGGGTACGGCTGCGGCGGTGCGTATCCGAATCGGTTCCTGAACAACTGCTCATGATAATGAGACAGGAACATCTTCACTGCATACCGCTCTGCCCTCTGCTGAATGTGGGCGGGCGGAAGATGACCGGATGAATAGTGCTTGTAGGCTTCGGTGTCCTTGCCGATTTTGAACTTGGCCAACTTGGCCTCAGCTTGATCGGCCAGCACGCCAGCGGCATTGCGCTCCTGCTCGAATGCCTTGCGCTGCTGGTAAATCTTGCCGTAAAAGTCGCGCTCGTTGTTCGACACCTTCACAAACGACTGGCCGATCTTCCAGCACAGGACTTTCAGCTTGGCATTAAACGGACGCTTCTGGCCCTTCTGCCATGTCGTGCGCGGGTCAAGGCCGGCAAAGCTCCAAATGTGACCGACAGTCGGCGCCTTGTCGATATCTATGTGCGCCATCAGGCCAGCCGCAATGACCGGGCCAATGCCCACTACTGACTTCGCCCAAACACTCACCGGGTGCTCGTCCGTCCACCAGTTCAAAGCCTTCTTGATCTGGTTCTCCATCGTTTCGTGCTGGGTGAAAAGCCACTTCAGGACGTCGCACGGCTCCCCCGCTTCGCCAACCGATTTGACCTGGTTGGCAGCGGCGATGCGGTAATCCTGGATGGTGTAGTAGGCGTCAACCAAAAACCGGGCTTCGTCCCGGCTCATTTGTTTCACGCCCTCTTTGAGGTCTGATGTCAGTCTCTGGACCGCATCAACATTCACTTGAATCATACTTCCCCCTTTTATTGGTTCAACGCTCACTTAGTATGTGATTTCCGAGCAGATGGCTCGCTCATGCACCCTGTGATTTCTTGGAACCTGGCTCGCTCTTCGTTCGTGTGATTTCGCACTTTTTGGCTCGCTCTTGACTGCTGTGATTTCTCGATCTGTGGCTCGCTCCGCCATACGTGTGATTTCTCGCTCCATGGCTCGCTCTTTCGACCTGTGATTTCTCTGGGTATGGCTCGCTCTGCCTTAATGTGGTTTCAATCCCCTTGGCTCGCTCTTCGCGTCTGTGATTTCTGGCGCTCTGGCTCGCTCTCTATATCTGTGATTTCGAGCTATTTGGCTCGCTCTGGGGAACGTGTGATTTCTCGCGCCATGGCTCGCTCTTGGGACCTGTGATTTCTGCCGCTTTGGCTCGCTCGGTGGTATTGACCCGCCACCACCCGCCGGTCAGGTGATGGCGGTCTGACTTACTGCTGCAACAGATCCTGCACGCGGGCGCGGAAGTCACTCAGATGCTCTTCGCGCAGGTCATTGAAATGCTCGACTCCGAATTCAGCGAACACCTCCCGGGCCACCTGAGGCGTGACTTTGTCGCAGTACTCGAGGTACAGAGCCGCCACCTGGGTGCGGAACGGCACTTCGTCCTCCACCTCCTTGGTGCTGATGCTCTTAGCCACGATCTGGAAGAACGGGATGATGTTCTGCAGGTTCTCCGCCGAAGCACTTACCGCCAAACCCGGCGCCTCAAATGTGAAAGCGAATTTCATGAATTCTCCTAAGTGATTGGTGCTGGGGCTAACGAATCACGCCCCGCGAACGTAGAATGTCATCTCGCCGCATCGTCGTCCCACCGGCCTTCGCGCGCAGCCAGTTCTCGACCGCTTCCTCGACCATGTCAATGTCGACAGAGCAGCCGGTCCAGCGGCGCAGCCGTAGGTTGTGCAGATACTCCCGCAGCACCGTGTCGATGCCGGCGCGCTTCTTCCCGGCGATGATCCGGCACGCCAGGATTCGCTCCTGGCTCATGTTGACCAGCCCCGCGGCGATCCCGCCTCCAAACAGGAAGTCGAGTTCGTTCTGTGTCGTCCAAGCCACTACTTGTCCTCCCCACGCCCGTATAGGGCAATCAGAGCCGCATCGGCGCGGCCGTCGTCTTTCACCCGCCGGAAGTACTGCTCCGCCTGCGGCAGCAGTTCACTCGCCCGCAGGCGGCTTCCCTCTTTGCCGGGGCGTACCGCCAGAGTGCGCCTCCAGACCGCAGGGACGGCCCAGGTGAGGCGATAATCGAGCGCCAGCACTATCCCCTCAATCAGCCCGGCGGCGCGCCCAAAGGTGAACATGCTGCTCACCCCCTGGCCTGGCATTGCCCCGACCCGCTCAACGCATGCCATCGCATTCGGGGCGCGGAGCATGTCGAGTAACCCGACCAGGCCCGCCGCGTGAACCTCGCGCACGACCCGCTTGCCGCGTTGCACCTCGACCACCGGCATGTCGTAGACCATCACCGAATCCGTGTCCTGGCCCTCGGCCCGGTCAACCACGACGATGGCCCCGCCGGCGCCGGGGTCGATGCCGAGATAGCGGCTCACCGGCCCTCCGTCAGCAACAGGCCCAGCGTCAACAGGACGCTGACGCCAGTCAGGATGTACGACGTATAGCGCCAGTGCTTCACATGCACGTCGCAATCAGCCCTGTAGTCGGCGATCTCCTGATCCGCGAAATACCGCCGCTGCTCTTCTGCCCACTCGATGTCGATCAAGTCTCGTTCCATGCCCCCTCCGGCTTCATTAATTTACATTCGCAATGCGTCATTACTCGTTGACGCCAAGGTGAATTGGCATAAACTGGTCATGTCGCTGTTAGAAAAATGCTTCGTGACGTCAAGCGTCATGACGTCATCACCAACGACGCCAATCTATCACGACCATTGGTCTGTTTCTTGAAAATTGAGGAGATTTAATATATGAAGGCGATTACCGTGCGCTTGCCGCTCAATGTTTGGAAAGCTTGTGTCCACCGGTTCGTGGACGAGGGGAGCGGGTGGCAGGAGAAGTTGGAGCCCCTTTTGACCCGCTACGCAAACGGGGAGGATGTATTCGCTTTGCTTGAACAGGGTGGGGGCACCCCCAAAACAGAAAAACCGCGCTCAAAGGCGCGGTAGTGGTGACGCGGGAAAGCCCTCGCAGGGGCGGGTTCCAGAGCATCACTCTCCCCGAATGATGAGTCTCCTCCAGTGTCCCGCCCTGCCAGGGCTCTCCTGCCGGGGGCCGGCGTGGTTACGCCGCCAGTCCCTCCGCTCTCCGCTGCTCATCAACGGCGCGATCGTGCGCTTCCCAACCAACGGCACGAATGCGGGCCCAGGTCTCGATGGACCGGTAAATCTTCGCCCTCCCGATCGTGTGAATCTTCCACCAGCCAATGGCGCCAGCCATTAGCGAAACTGATATTGCGATGTCCATGTGCTCTCCTGTATTGACGTCTGGACGCCCTGACGTCATGCTGGAGCCAGTGTCGCATGGCGACCGATACGGCGCAACCCACGCGCCACTTCTATCTCCGGCTGCGGGATAATAGGGGCACAAGAGGAGAAAACTATGCCGTTCACCCCAAAAGAAGTCCTTGAGGGCCTAGAGGCCCTCAAGTCATTAGGTAAGCCTACTGTTCGGGCATACTGCCCGCCGGAGCTTGATCCTCGTTTTGCGGAATTCCGAGAAGACCCATCGTCGGAACCGACCAGTACAACCCCTTCCGCCAATCGTACGGCCGGCGAGCACCGGTGCCAAAGAAACCCGCGCCGGAGTGAACGTTCCGAGCGTCGACCAGCTCCCCCGCGCTGAGGGCCGGGAGTTTATGGAGCCCCGGGGCCATAACTTCGTGCGGCTCCAAACTCTTTCGGATGCGGTCCCAGATCCGCCACTGCTCACCAAAGACGCTCAGGTTCTGCTGCTCCGCAGAGGCGCGGTTAGTGTCGAGCATTTTCTGGTAGAGGTCACCGATGCTGCTGTATTTGCCCGATGCCCGGAAGGGTAGATCCTTGAGGTGGGCCGGCGTGTTCGGGTTAGCAACAACGGTCTTGTTTGCCCCTTTGCCCTCCACCACGTCCCACTGCCCGCCGGTCTTGCGCGTGGAGAAAGTGACGACCTGATCAGCTACGAACTCCTCCCCTTTTTTCGTGAGGAGGAGATCCTCAAAAGTATTCACCTTTGGCCGTTTGGATCCCTTCTTCTGGGGCTTGTTGTAGAGCGAGAGGACGTTATCTTTGAACTCCGGCCCCAGGACCGGGTCCGCCAGCACTTCCGGTAGGAACTTTCGCGCCATGTGTCGATCCATCGCAGAGATGTCCGCTTTGCCTGGGTTCTGCCATACTCCCCCGAAACTTCCGGTTTTAGCAGATAGGCCGCGCATGCTGTTGAAAAGCCGCTCCGTGAACTCCTTCCAAGTGTAGTCGTCAGTCTTCTTGAGAAAGTCTGGGTTCGTCTGCATCTTGGCGGCTAGTTCACTGACGTTGGTGAGATCGGCGGAGGAACGGACGCCCATGCCCCCGGTGTACGCGGCACCGATACCGTAGTCGCGCCCCATCTGGGCGTCTACCTCTTTCCGCTGGGCTTTCGTGAAATTCTTACCCTTTGTGTAGGAGGCTAGACGCTCGATGTCTTCCGGCGTCCGGGCACGCATCCGGGCCGTCATAAACAGGTTCTGCCCTAACGGTGTGTTGGGTGACTGCATCCCAAACATCGTTCGGTTCAGCAGCTCGTAGTGGTCCATGTTTTGAGGCGTCGTCGCGTCAAGGAGACGGCGCTGGATCCGCGCCTGGAAAGCATCGCTCATGTTGCGCGGGTTGTACGCTTGTGCCTTCAGCTGGTGAAGGTCGGTGTAGGAAAACGGAGTCTTTAGCCCGCCGGGGATCATGTATTTTCTCCCGGTTCCCGGATCCTCCACTTCCATCATCGGGGACGGGCGCATGTTCACCCCATACTTCTCCCCGATAGCAGTGAGCTCGTCGTCGGTCATCTGGGAGATAGGCTTGTCGAAGGGCATAGGCTCTTCGCGGAGCTTTCCTCTTCCTTCCGCCGCCTCGACCAGTTTCTGGTCGACATTCCTCCGGTTTACGACGCCGGAGGTGGTCTTCCCCTTGCCTTTCTTTGCACTCTTGAGCCCTTTCACTACGTCAGGCTCTAGGACCGCGCCCGTGCGCTTGATCGCATCCGACACGATGGCCGCCTGCCCCATGGGTGCTCTTCGAGCAACGGCCGTCGCCTCCTTCGCCGCGGCTCTCCCTAACTGCCGCAACTTGGATCCACTGGCCAGCAGGCCTCCGGCTGCCGCAAGGTACGGCACAGAAACACCAGTCGCGTCAGCTGTATTGGCGGCCAGGCTGAAGGGATCGAGCTCAAGGGCTCCGAGCACTTCTCCTGCTGCATACTGGCCGACGCCAGCTGCCAAATCCTTCGGCATCGACATCAAACCGTAGTCTGGCAGTAGGGCCTGCTCCTGCGCTTTGGAGCCAAGCCATTGCGCTCGCCTGTCCCGTGCGTACCCTGCCGGGTCCATCCTGCGCTGTAGGCCGCGGAAGGCCGTCTCCCCCCAGGTGCCGTCATCCCAATGCACCTTGTCGTTGATCAGTTGCCGCTTGTTCACCGGAGCTTTGAACGTCCGCTTATCAGCCATTTTTCACCTCACCATCGAAATCCGCACTTGTTGCCGCCGGGCCCATTCTCTGCCGAATCTGCCGCAGGCTGGTCACCAGCACTCTCGGAAGAGGGATGCCCAGCTTGTGCAAATTTTCCAGAATTGACCAGGCCTCGTTCGTCAGCAACCAGGCCGCCAGCAGTCCGCTGAACGACAAATTCTGCGCCAGCCAGGCGTAATCTCCCGGCACCGCTGCCGTCAGGTGAAGCGACCGCTCCACCCAAGCCAGCAGCAGCACCAGGAGCAGCTGCAGCCCCTTTCGCATCGCACCCCACCAACCGGTGTTTGAACAAATTTCGCCCCGGTATCCGGCAGCAGCAAGGCCGGTGAGCCAGTCGACGCCGGCCAGAACGAGCAGTACCAGTTGGATCATCGGTAGAGAGATTACCCACGACAGAATCGTTGCCAGGGCGAGTTTGACGCTATAATGCGGCTGCGGCATATCTACCCCTTCGGAAGCACTCGGAAGGCGTTGAGGCACTGCACGACGCCCTGGTTGATTGATTCCAGCCCCTGGTGGAACAACCCCTCGTCCACCAACTCTTTCCCCGTTGCGGCCTCGATGCTTGCGATCATCGGCGCCGCGGACACTGCCACGACCTCGGAAGCCCACGCGGCCCTCTGGGCGCCGGATCCCTGCGACGGGAACTTTGCCTCGGCTGCGATCACCGCCGACAATGACGTGTGAACCAGCGGGGCAAGGGCCGGCGCGAAGCCAGCCACTGCCCCCACTGCGATCTGCTGCACAATCGGGTTCCCGAAGGCCTTCCCGAGAAATTTGAAGGGGTTCATCGTTAAGCCTCCCGCTTCCAGAAGCCCTGGAACGGAGTGGGCTGGTGCCAGCAGTAGGTGTCTCCGGCGTCGGATACGAACCGGGTGTTCACGGCCGGAGTCGACGTCTCGGTTGAGGCCAGGTAGTACTGGTCGGTCGTCCCCTGGATCAGTCCGCCAACCGGGCCTCCGATCGCGCCAATGTCGGTGCCGTGCTTCGCCAGGTATGACTCGGGCGCCACCGTCGAAACCGGATTCGCCGTCGTCTCAAACGTCAGCGAAAATGCCGGCTCAAATACGACGACCTCGCGCACCGCTTTGGCTGCCACCGGCGCGGCCGGTTTCTTCTTCGCGGTGCTGACGGCCACGTTCGCGGCCCAGTTCTTGCAGGCCTGGTCGTAGTCCTCCGCCGCTCGCTTGTTGATCTGTGCCGCCATGGCCGCTCCCTGCGCGGCAAAGGACTGTCGAACTTCTTCTTCAAACATTAATGCCACCTTTCATCAGGACGTCCATCTTCGAGTCCCACGGGCGGGGCTTGCCGGCGTCATCGTACGCCCAGAGGGCTCGACGCACGCCCGCCGGCAGTCGCCGGGTGTCGACGTGGACGTAGTTTCCGTCGAGCGAGACTCCCACCCCAGTAAATTCTGGGAAGTGTTCGAGGGCTCGCCAAATCTCCAGGATCGGCGGGCCGGAAATGTCGGCCGCAATCCCTTCTGTGTGCCGGCCAGGGCTCAACTTCGCCGCTTCCACCGGGTGCTGCTTGCACCGGTATCCGCTGTTGATTCTGATCGGCTTGCCGATGTAGTCGCGAAACCGCTGCAGCTGTTCAACGAACGTCGAGCGGATGCCGGCGGCGCCGCAGTGCTTGCAGGTGAACTCCTCCGCCGCGAAGTTGCGGGTCAGCATGTTTGGCCGCATTCCAGTGTTTCTCACTGCCTTCCTTGATTCCCCTGAACGTCAGGGGTTGGCCCAAGGAGCAAACCAACGCCCGTGCCAGTTGAGCGAGGCGACCACAGCTTCTGATTAGCTCGTTGCTCCACCAGTTGCCGAGCTCGCACTAACTGCTGCAGCCCTTGGCGTGGATCTCCGAATAAAATGGGAAGGGCTGTTTCGACAGTGCTTTTGGCTGGGGCTGTGGCCTGATTCCACAGCTGCCCTGCCAAGCCTTTGATATTGCCGCTAACTGCGTGTGGGACAAGCGAAAGCCACGGATCCTGGCTCAAGTCATTGAGCGCAACCTGCCGGAACATGGTGCGAGAATTTCCACGCACCGTGTCGTTTGTGACGCGCATAGCCTTTTCTGCTGCCATTGAGTTTGCGAAGTCGCGGAACGCTTGTGGCGAAGGGAACAACTCAGCTAACTGATTTCTTTTTTCGGGCGACCCAAACACTCTTCGGTAAACATCCGCTCCATCAGGCGTTTCGTTGATTGCCTTGCGAAGATAGTCAACGGCGCCAAGCAAAAAATGTTCCCGCTCAGGCACACTTTGATATTCGGTTTGGAGCAGCCGTTTAATCTCGTCGGTGTCCAAATAGGCAAAATTCTTGCCGTCTTCCATTGCCTCCAGCATGCGCGACGGGCCGGCATAGGCAGCCCTAGCCGCTTTGTAATCAGGGAACAGGTTGTCGAGTAGGTCCAAGAATTCAGCCCTTGCTTGCCCGATTACGCGAATTCTTTCCCGCCCCAATTTCCCCTGAGATTTGCCTTTGTATATAACGTCGTCGAGGCCCTGCTTCACCTTGTCCAGAACTGCCAATGGGGCAGATGTGATTTTCCCATCTTCTGTTATTAAATTGGGTATTTCAGATCCCTGTTCTTTCGCAATTGCGTACGCCTCACGAAGGCCCTTTCGGAAAGATGGACGGTTCAAATACCCGAGCACCTGTGGGTCAGTAACTCCAGCGGCACCGGCTGCGTACGCCTGAGCGTACAGGGGGGCGGCGGCTTTCTTTCTGGCCTCCTGCAGAATCTCAGACATTGCCGATGCAGAGCGGGTCATGTTCGTCGCGCTGCTGAGATCGCCCGCAATTCGCTGGCCCATTCCAGCAGCCCGTTCCTGCAGGAAATCAGCAGTCGTTGACCGTGCGTTGGATGGAACAAGCATGGCAGCGTCCGACAAGCCGTGTACATTCTCCCCGCCGACGTCAGCCAGGACTGCTGGCTTGCCTATTTGGCGCATGTCTTGCACCTGTGTGAAGGCGTCCTGCGGGTTCATCCCCTGCGATTCAAAGGCCTCCAAGACCTTCTGAGCACCACGATCAGCGGTTTCAGTCTGGACGCCAAGTGCGTCCAATGTTTTTTTGGTCGCTTGATAGAGAGGCCCGCTGCCACGCGATAAAATGCGACGGACTCCGGCCCCAATAGCGTTCCCCACCGGCGGCAACATACCTGATGCAATGCCGCCGCCCGCGGCTCCCCAAGCGGCCCCAGAAAGCCGATTTTCAAGCCCACCTTCAGCAGCGCCACCCCCAGAAAGAGCGCCTGATATAGCCCCGGTTCGCATTGCCCTCCCGACAGTTCCAAGCATCTTTTCGCCACGCGATGCATTGAGCCACGCCAGGTATTTGGGCCACGAAACAAATGAGCCTGGAAGGCTGCCGGCCACATTTGCGGCAAAGGCCGCGCCAGGGTGGTATGTTTCAGCTTCGTGCAAATTAGCCCGATGCTCGGCCACGCGGCGGTCGTAATTCTGCGCGAAGTTGGGCTTCCCCTGCAGCATGTCGCCGGTGGCGCCAAGGGCGGCCGCAGCCTCGTCAGCCAGGCCGAACGTCAATCCCTGAGCGAAGCTGTCGCGCAGGTGTTCGTAGGTGAGAGGAGGAGTTTGTTTGATTGCGGGGGACGTTGACGGCGTGCCAGCCTGAGAGCCGTTTTCTCCGACTAGGGTGGCACCATCCCTTTGTGCCGCGCTGAGTAGCTCCCGAGGTATTACACCTGTTCTCCCGTCAGGTAGGCGAACGCGAACTTTACCTGGGTCAGCCATTACTTGTCCTCCTGGAAGCTATCAAGCCAGTCGTTCTGCCGGGCTGGTGACGGATTCATTTTCTGTTCCACTGATCTCGCCTCCTCTTTCAGCCGCCTCAGGGCGTCAACTGCTGCTGTTGACCCGCCGTTCACAATGTCTGCCCAGCGGACGATTTGACCCATGAAGCGCGATTCCTCGTCCTTGTTGATGGCACCGCCAGAACGAAGACGGCCCACCTTATCAGCAACACTCTCCACCAGGCGCGTCAGTTGCGGGCTGCGCCCGGTTTTGATTGCGAGAAGAGCATTGCGACCGTTTTGCTCGAAGGCATTGATTAGTAGGTCGATTTCTGGCTGCATTGTTGTGGCGACAGCCAACACTTTTGCCCCGTCACCTGACATTGGTCGTGGCACGCCAGCTTCTCGCTGTTCGCGCGCTGCTGAGGTGGCGGCATTGCGTGAGGCCGCAGAGGCCGACATTTCCTGGGATTTAGCATTTTGCTGTTGAATCGGCAGCGTCTGCATGAACTGCCAATTTCGCCAATCCAAACTATCCCGGCCCAGCTGAGTGGTGGCCTGCTCCCCGGGGGTCATTGTTTTCGGGATTAGATCTGTCGGGGGGGCATTCTTGTCAACAAACCGAACACCTCCACCCGTGTCGACGGGAGTGTAATTCGGAACGGGGCCGAAACCTTGAACCGGTTGAGGAGCCCCGGTGCTCATTGGCTGAATGAGAACCGGCTTACCGTCAGGGCCCATCACTGTCTGTGGAACCCCGCTGTTTTTGGGAATCATTTCAGCGGCTCGCTGCCGCAGGTTTTGCGCCTGATCGTAATAGACTTTAGCTCTGCTCTCCTGCCCCGCCGCCATCATAGCCGCGCCTGCCCGCTCGTACTGTTGCGCTCGGTTGAAAAGCAACTCAGGGGAAGGGACTCCGCCAGCGGACGGGTCTGCGCCGAGAGCACCCTGCGCTTGCGCCATAGCCTCCTGGGCGCGTCGCTGCTGGGCGATCTGTTGCTTGGCCGCCCAGCCCTGCAGCATTGCCTCCTGGCCCCCGCGCAGGCCTTCCGCCATGGGCTTTTGCCCGGCGAGGCTCTGTCCGATTGCCATGATGGCGTTGGCGCGGGCGCGGCGCCGAACGTCAGGCGTGAAGTCGGACCCCATGATGGACGGGAGATCGCCGGCGGCGTTTCGGTCGAAGTTGTGGCCAGCCGCCAATAGGCCCTGCTTGATCAGAGACAACGGGTTCATCAGTACCTCCCCATGCCCATCAGCCCCCCGGTCAACCGGAACGGCTGCTGGGCGGGCATTCCCTGTGTCACGTCGGGGCCCTTCGCCAGAGCGTTGCCAACGGCGCCCATTTTGCCCGCCGCCTGCATCCACTTGGGCTTCTTCTTCCGCTGGCCCTGCACCGGGTCGTACTCGTAACCATCAGCCAGGCCCGTCGCCCCAAACTGCGGGTCATAGGGGTCATACCCTCCCGGCGCCGCGTAGTCGGTTGGCATCATCCCAGGCCCTACCGCACCCACGTCCTCCGCCGACATGCCAGCTCCCGGGGAAGGGGTCTTTTTACCGATTCCGAGATTCTGCAGAAATTTGCCAAACATTAGCCGTTCTCCTCGTTGAGATATTGCAAAAGTCCACTGGTAGGAGACCCAGTGCGTAAACTGAGAAGCCCGCGTGGGGATTGTCGAAAATTCGGCAGCCCTGTTCCGTCAGGATTCAAATCAATTGGGGCCGGAAAGTCCATTGGGAATGGAGGCGGCACAGTGTAGGAAGCCTCCCGGCGCACAGATGGGCCAGTGTAGCGAGATGTTTGCGGGCCGGTTGGTTGTGGCGGCAACTGCGGTCCCGTGCCAGCCCCAGTGGTTTGGGTACCACTTCGGCTTGGAGACCCATATGGAGATCTTTGCTGCCCATTCCCACCGCTCGACGAGGTCCGTTGTGCGGTTCCCAACCCACCGCTATAGCCTTTCCGATCGGAGGCCAGTTCGTCGCGCATTTGGTTCTGGAACTGCTGCAGGCTGGGAGCTCTCAGATACTGCTCGTACAGCAGCGTAGCGTCGTGCAGGTTCCCGGTGCCGAAGTCGATCTGGTACTGGGGCACGTTCGTCTTGACCGGCCCCGTGTCGTAGTTGACCTCAGCGAGAGTCCCGCCCAGCATCTTAGCCATCCGCTCGGCGCTGGCTCGGTCGAGCATTTGCTTCCCGCCCCACTGCTGCCCATCAGGCCCCTGCGTGACCATGTTCTGGTAAGTCGGGTCCAACCCGCCGAGAGCGGCCGCCCCGGTGGCTGGGAAGGGCCCAGTAGGGCCATTTGCATTCGCTGCCGCATACTGCGCCGCAGTAGGCCAAGCGAGTGGCTGATCCCCCACTGGGGGGGGAGTCTGTTGCGTAGGGTCAACTTTGAAAGGCATTAGAAGAACATCCCCCCGATTTGAGCGATCTGTCCAAGTGTCTGCAGCCCGCTCGGCTGGTAGGTCGTCTTGGAGTTACCCGTGCTGGACATGCCCAGATTCGGGAGGTTGATGCCAAGCGCGCCAGACTGCACTTGCAGGGCAGGCATCATGTAGTAGCGGCTGTCGTCGAATGCGGCTTGCCGAGCCTGAGCATTTGCGTCATACACCGAACGCCCATAGGCGTCGTAATTCTGCAGCGCATTCGCCACCGACATCGGCAACTGGAACTGCGTGCCGGCCAGGCCTTGGTATGCTTGCGCCATCTGCAATAGCTGCTGAATGCCAGACTGGTTGGCTGCTTGGTTGGCCTGGTCAGCCTGCTGCCGGGCAGAAGCATTGTACCGCTGCCCCTCAAGAGCCGCTTGCTGGTTAGCCATCCCTGCTTGTTGCCCGAACTGCGCCGAGGCCATCGCCGCCTGTTGGCTTCTCGCAGCATTCGCCTCTGACCCAGCATTTAGAGCGGCTTGATTCGCAGCTGCTGTCTGCCAGTCCATTTGCTGGTTAGCCGCTGCCGACCGCTGGGCATTGGCGATATCCTGGCCCGATAACCCAGCCGCTGTATTGAACCCAGCCGCCCGCTGCTCCGCCGCCATCCTTGAGGCGGCGTCGGCGTACCCTCGGTTCGTCTCGGCTTCCAAAACTGCTTGGCGGCTCCCCCCAAAGGCACCCTGCTTGACGGCCTGTGCAGCGTTGTCACGCTGCTGTATCTGGCGCGCACGGTCTAGATCCCGCAGTCCTCGATTAACGACAGAATCAGTGTAGGCGTTCATGTACCGGCCCATCCCGTTCCCGATGCTGTCAAATCCCATGTCACGCACGGCATTGCGGTTGATCGTGTCAACATTTGATTCAGCCGCCCCCACTGTGGAACCGCGCAACTGATATGGCATTGGGTTGTAGCCATATGCTCCAACAGAGAGCCATGGCTGCCGCCTAGCATCAGCAAGCGCATCCCAGGCTTGTCCGATGGACGCACCCGGGGCTCCCGATGGGATGTCCATCTTGATTCCAGCGCCGAGAGTTTTCAGTAGATCACCGGCTTGTTCGCCAGTTGAACCCATGGGGGATTGGCCAGGTCGGTTACCCGTGTACGGGCCCTGCTCCGTGATGTAGTTCCCAACGGTTTTCGCGGTGTCTAGGTTGCTTAGATAGGCCTGCTTGAGTTGCGGGTCAATCCCCGTCTGCGTGCTTTCCTGTGTCGTCGTGCTGCTCCGGCTCATGCTGCCTCCAAATTCTTTTCCAACAGTACGGCTGCTTTCTGATATCCATCCGCCGCCAATACCCGCTCCCAGCCCGGGCGGCCGGCCACCGTTACGCTCTGGCACCCTTGAGACGCGGCCCAGCCCTCCAGCCACCTCCGCTGCACCTGGATCTCTTCCATGTCTCCGGCGGCCAGGAAGCAGTGCGCCACTCGCCGCTGCGGGAACTGCAGGATCTCCGACACCACAACCGATTTCCGGCCAGGCCAGAGTTGATACCGCTGGGCGGCGATCCCGGCGGCGATGTCGTCAAAGGTGTGCGTGCCCCCGCTATGGGCGAGAGCCGATTCGATCAATTCTCGGTAGTCGCTGGGTTCCCAGGTCATACAGCCACCGTCCCTAGTGCCCCAGCGTTGCTTACAGTCAGGGCGTAGCGCGTCCCATTCGGGCTGGTCAGGATCACCCGGCCGCCGGCGATCTCCAGGTCACGGCCACGCTTGAAGTTGTCCGCATCGGCCCGCCGGATCTCCTCGCGGAGCAGGGCCTGGTCTCTGGGGCTGTACGTATCAGGGGGGCGGGGTGGGATCATCGAGCCCCCAGTGCTTTGACCGCGACGCGGAAGTCCCCCAGCCGCCAATCCACGCCCTCGGCACCGTCGAGACGCACAGAAAACTGCCGTCCGGTCACGCGCACGCTGGTCGGGTTAGTCAGCGTGTACGGGCCGTCAGAAACCTCGTCGGACGTGGGATACAGCCGAGCTTTGAAAGTCAGTGAAAGATCGCCCAACGATCGCTCGTCGGGAATGACCTTGCTGACGCGGAGCACCTGTTCGCCGCCCATAACCTCCACCGGTCCAGATTGAACGTGTGGAGTGTCTCCGCTGTAGAGGTTCCCAATCTCATGTTCATAGATTTTGCCGTTTGGCGCAACGTAAAGCTGGTTGGAATAGGCACCTTTGGGAAGTCCGGTGGTCCGAGCGCACGCCCCCATTGACCATACGCCTGTCTGGTAGTTGTACAAGACATATGAATCGATCTCGGTGGAATTGGTGCTTGGGTAGAACCATTGAATCTCGCCGTAGTCAGGGACTCGAACGGCGTGGATCTTATCGGCCTGGCCGCGGTTGATCCGGGTGCGGAGGTAGTCCCACACGTCACATTGGACCTGGCGAACCGCCCCATCGAAAGCGAAGAAACCACCTTCTGCCAGCCAGTAGGCGACACCATCTGCGGTTTGAGCAGCGTGCGGAGAGATGATTCCACAGCCCGTCGCCAACCGCTCGAATCCGTACACCAACGGGGGGCCGATGTAGCGGCACAGGTGGACGTCGTCCTCGGTCCAGAGAAGCACCCCGCCCCGGATCTTCTTGCCGGCGCGCAGCCGCCCGCTCGTCTGCAACTCAAAGTCGCCAGCCTGCGTCGTCGCAGTTACCGCCCAGTTGGTGTAGTCCTCCTGGTCGCACCACCTCACCAGGCGCGGGTTCCCATCAGCCGCCAGAACGAAGACGAACCGTTCTTCAGTGACGATGAGCGCCTTTGAGTTGGTGGGAACCGTCCCCGCACTTGCCGTTACCGGCGCCGCCGCCGTGGTGTAGCTGTTCTGCCAGACAAACAGCCGGCCGTCGTCTGAATGAATGCCCAACAGGTAGTTGCCAAAGTTGTCGAGCGTCCATGTTGTGGCTGTATCAAACAGCGCCGCTGTCGTGCGTGGGGTACCGTACGAACCGTATCCGTAGGTGCTGTATCCATACCCTCCCGAGTTGGCCGAATCCTCTCTGCCCGCGGCAAGGCCAGACGGGGTAATGTCGAATAAGGCCGTGCCAGAGAAGGCATACAGCTTCGAGTGAGTGCCGATTGCGAGATAGGATGCCGAAGACGTACCGACCCACGAATGGCTTCCCCGTGCTTTCCCGGTGACCTGCAAATCAACAGGAGGCGATGACCCATCCTTCAACACCTGCCAGCCACCGATAGGCTGAAGGATTCCATCAACCCAGCGGACCAGGTTGACGTCATACCACCGGCCCGCCGACTGATACTCAGTCCCGCGTCGCACCACCCCGGGTGGAATCTTCAATGGAATCAACATCTAGCCTCCCTTACCACGTCAGCTTGACCTGCCCACGCGCACCCGCCCCGCCAGTGACGCTGAAGTTGTTTGAAAAGTCGCCAGCCGCTCTACCGCCGCCACCGCCGCCAGGCGCGCTACCAGCAGAGCCGGAATTGCCAAAGGAGGAGCCTATTGAACCGCCGGCACCGCCGTTACCGCCATCGGGGGAGCCCCCGGTGCCGCCCGTTTGGTTCACGCCACTGCTCCCAGTTCCAGCACTGCCAGCCCCACCGCCACCGCCACCCCCGTAGTAGGTGCCCTGACCGTCGTTGCTCTCAAAACCACCAGCCCCGCCGTTGTACCAGGTTGACCCGCCTAGCCCTGTTCCTCCATTCCCGCCGGAAGTAGAGGTTCCAGGACTTCCTGCCGTTGCTTGGATTGCTCCGAAATAAGAGTCCTCTCCCCCATTCCCAACGTAGAGGCTGTACACCGCCCCGGGAGTGACCGAAGCGGTAGCTCTCACATAACCGCCGCCGCCGCCGCCGCCGCCGCCGTCGCTCGTACTGTACTGATACATGAACCCGGCCCCGCCACCGCCCCAACATTCAACGGTAAGGCTTGTGACGCCAGCGGGAGCTGTCCAGTTCTGAGAGCCTGGAGTTGTGAAGGTCTGGCTTCCAGGGGTGTAGCCGTCACCAAGCATCATCATCTGGATCATCAGGACACCCCCGCCCCGGAGATAACGAACGTGTTGGAGGCCACGCACAGTACCGTCGCGACCCCGCGCTGTGCAAGCGTCCGGTTCCCGGTGTTCGCGGTCCCGGCTTGGTACATGGTCACGCCGGTCGCGGTGATCGTCTGATTGGACCCTGAGTTGTTGAAAATCGTGATCGCTTGCCCTGCGCTGAACACGCTGGCCGGTACCGTCACGCCGCCCGTCGTGATGGAGATATGTTTGCCGGAGTCAGCCGCAACAAGCGTATACGCGGAGGTCTTGGAGTTCTGCGGGATTTCGCGCACATTCCCAATCGCGTCTGACACCGTCCCAGACACAGAGATGGACGTCCCGGTGGCCGCGCCGATGTTTGGGGTGACAAGCGTTGGAGAAGTCGACAGAACGACCGAGTTTGAACCAGTCACAGCCGAGATTGAAGTCCCGTTGATTCGGAATGTGTTCGACGCCGTGTCGATGGTCTTGTTGGTGAGCGTCTGCGTGCCGGTCAAAGTCGCCACAGTGCTGTCGATCGCGATGGTCCCGCTCCCGGTGATCGTTCCACCGGTGAGGCCGGTGCCGGCGGTGATCGACGTGACAGTCCCTCCGCTACTCGCGACCGTTCCCCACTGCACTCCCGTACCGGTCGACTGCAGCACCTGGCCAGACGTACCAACGGCGCCACCAGCTGTGAGCGTACCGGTCAACACGCCCGACGCGATCGTCGGAGTTGTCAATGTGGGGCTGGTGTCGAACACCAACGCACCACTACCCGTCTCGTCGGTGACCGCCGCCGCCAGGTTCGCGCTCGACGGGGTCGCCAGGAACGTCGACACGCCAGACCCAAAGCCAGATATGCCGCTTGCCACGGGAAGGCCCGTACAGGCAGTCAGAACGCCAGCAGAGGGCGTCCCAAGGTCAGGTGTGACCAACGCAGGGGACGTGGCCAGCACCGCAGCGCCAGAGCCCGTCACCGCCGAGATAGCCGTCCCGTTGATCCGCAGCACATTCCCGGCGCCCGCCGTATCGAAGGTCTTGCCGGTCAGCGTATCGGTCGTCGCACGGCCGACGAGTGTGTCGGTCGCCGCCGGCAGGGTGAGTGTGCCGGACGCCGTCGCCCCCGCCTGGACGATAGTGCTGCCAGATGTGGACCCGTCGAGCGTCAGCAGATCCGTCTTTACCGAGTGGTTGTTGACGTCCCAGAGGGACGTGTCCAGTGTGTCGAAGTTCGCGTTGAGCAGCCCGCCCCAGGTGGCGGCGTCTCCTCCCACGGTGGGCTTAGTAAGCCCGTAATTTGTCGTCGTCGCCATCTATACCTCGCTTGTCCAAGTAGTGGTGTTTGCCGGCACCGCCGTCCATGTCGCGCCCGTGCTTGGGATCTCTGTTGCCCACGTCGCACTCGACACGTCGGCGTCCGTCCAGAGTGCGCGGAGACGGGCCGATGCCGTTTGCGTCCGCACTGTCCTATTCCTGATTGACGCCACGGCCAACTGGTACGCGCTGAGCGTCGACCGAATGCGGCCCGCGGCTAATTGTGTTGCAGATACTGCCCGCTGAAGCCTGGCTTGGGCCGGTTGCGTGGCTTGGGCCGTGACCGCTACGCGCGCCGCAGATGGCTGCGTCCGCAGTGTGGTGGCCAGTAGGTCAGCGCCTGCCGTCTGCGTACGGGACAGCGTCGCTTGGACGCGTGCAATCGCCGCTTGGGTTTTCGTCGTGACCTGAGATAGCCGAGCTACTGATGTCTGCGTCCGCGTTACTGTCGCGCGGATCCTCGACACTGCTGTCTGCGTAGCCGTTGCTGTGGCCCGAATGCGAGAAACAGAGGTCTGCGACCGGGTTGTCGTAGCACGAATGGCCGCTCTGGCCGTCTGCGTCCGGGTCGCCGTTGCCTTGATCCGCGCCAGCGCCTGATTCGTTCTGCTGGTCGTAACGGTGGCGCTGGCAATGTTGGCAACCGAGGTTTGCGTCCTTGTCGCCGTGGCGCGGATGCGCGCAGTTGAGGACTGCGTGCGCTGCGTCGTCGCAGTGATTCGGGCCGTGCCAGTCTGTGTTTTCGTTGCGGTGGTGACCGGGGCCGCGATCTTTGCGATAGATGCCTGAGTCTTTGTTGCAGTGGCCTGAATGCGGGCATTGGCTATCTGCGCCTGGTTGGACGTCAGGATGGTGACCAGGACGTATCCTGGCGCACCGGAGCCGCCAAACACAGTGGCTCCTCCTTTTGCCCTCGCACCACCACCACCGCCGCCATAGCTCTTCGCAGGACCACCCGCAACGCCAGCGGTTACAGCACCAGATCCGCCATTCCCACCATTTAGTGCTGTTCCGGCACCAAACGTCGATGTACTTGCGTTGCCTCCAGCGCCAGTTGAACCAGCACCGCCACCACCGCCACCACCGTAGCTGGCAGATACCCCGCTAGCGCCATTGCCGCCGGCGTACAGAGTAGTCCCGATTGATCCAGTAGTCGAACCAGAAGCGCCAGAACCAGCGGTGCCACCGGTGGCATTTGCCCCACCATTACCTCCCTTGGCGATGATAGTGGACACAGAATCGAACCAAGTGTCCAACCCTTTCCCGCCTGACGTTGATTGTGTGGTAGCTACCGTGACGGTGTAGACCGTGGTTGGCGTAACCGACAGGATCTTCTTGGCGTACCCGCCGCCAGCGCCACCGCCGCCAACCGAGTTGTTCCCCGCAGCGGAGCCGCCAGCTCCACCTCCGCCCCAACACTCAACCAAGATTGTGTTGACGTCAGCCGGGCAGGTCCACGTCCCGCTGGCAGTAAATGCCGATGGTGACGGAGCGAGCGGCCCACTCGCCGCCTCGATCGCAGCAGTCGCGTTCTGCTCTTGCGTGGTGGTGGTTTGGATTCGGGCGGTAGCGGGCTGCGTCTTGGTGGTGGTCGCCTGGATTTTGGCGGTTGCAGTTTGAGTCTTAGTAGTGGTGGTATCAGTCTTCCAGGTCAGCGTCCCAGGAATCGACACATTGCTGAAATAGGTCGCTGGCGTCGAGTTAGGACCGTCATAAACGAAGCTGATAGAATACGCGGTCGACATCTGCTGCGTGCCTCGAACCCACACCTCGACAACGAGAATGTCATTGTCTAGGCAGGTAACCGCACCAGATGTAAAGCTAGATACGGTGGCAGTTAGCGAGGTTGCGAACTCAGGGGTGCCAGATGGGCTGTCAGTGAGATAGCCAACAACGGCGTTTGTGGACGGCCTCCACACGTAAGCCGTGATGCTGATTGATTGGTTCGCCGCCGCATTCCCTTCTGACGCGGCAAAAGCAATCGTGATCGTCCCAGATGAAATAGTTTGAGCCGCAAGGGCCGGTGAAGAATATCTCTTGACGTAGTTGCTTTGTTCAAAATTTGGACTTGTATTGAAGGTAATTGTCTGAGCGGAAGATCCGATATTAGGGCTCAGACTGGCTTCTGTTCCTGCCCCAGATACAGTGTTTACAGAACCAGTATTATTAGTCGCTTTAAAACCAGATGTTGGCGCCGCACTAGGGGAAGCGTTGCGTAAGTATAAGGTTGTCGGCATTTACAGCATCTCCCCGGTCAGAGTGCAGGATGGGCAGTCCTCAGCAATTCCAGGGCGAACCGGACAATCTAACCTGTCCTGTTGGGGACGGAGATCGACAAACGCTCCAGGTTGGCCTACTGGAGTTCCAGTCCATCGCAGCGTGTCTGGGGGCAGCGAGCCCACCCAGCACTCGCCGCACTGGTTGCACTGGCCGTCGATCCGCCAGCGTTGACCACCTTCGGCTTGGTAGACGACATATGGCACCCCGGATTCAGAAACCCCACGCGCCTCAATTCGGCAAAAAGGGTCTTGCGTGAGTTCGCAGTCGGAAAACGGAATAAGGGCGGGGTTTCCCATCTCTACCCGTCCACCGCCACCGTCACCTTGTAGTTCTTCTCACCTACAGTTGCCTGCCAGCCGATGTGATGCTGCACGAATGTGCTGGTGGATGAGTCACCGGCACTTTCGTAAAGAGCGTTGCCGTTTGCATCCTGACCAATGCAGCGCACGCCATACTGGCGGTTGTGGCTCACTCGCCGGAAGTAAATCAGCCGGCGCCGCACTTTTTTGGGGATTACCAAGTCAGGGTCTCCCACCGTCAGCGGGAAGCCGTTCAGTTCGAAATGCCCATCCCGAAGATCAACGAGCAGCGTCTGCCCATTCCCCTCCAGTTGAAACAACTCAATCTCATCCAGCCGGTCCTTGATGTCGCTGAACGCACTGCCAAACTGCGGACCACGCTCTGAAACGTCGTCCGCAGTCTGGAAGTATTCTGTCCCATCAGTGAAGTGGGCGCCGAAGGTGTAAGTCATTGTATTGACCGTCCGGTGATTTACAGAGCCGAGATCGCTGCCAGAGCGTCGTCGATCTGCTTCTGCGTCATCATCCCGGCCTCAATGACCTGCTGCCCCGTGATCATGTACTCCAGGCCCTGATTTGCCGTCTTGTGCGCCGCCACAGCCGCCTGCAGGTCTGCTGGGCTCATGTCGGCAGGAAACTTCACAAACCGGCCACAGTCAGCGGTTTGGCAGGTGAAGATGATGTCGCCCCGCTCGACGGACGCCTGATGCGTCGTCTCGGCCTGGCACTTCGTGCAGTAAATCGTTTTGTCCATCTGGGGCTCCTTAGTTCTCGTCGTACTGCAGGGTTTCGGTGATGGTCGCCATATCGCCGGCGGCCGCGGACGTGGTGGTCTGCAGCTGCGTCACGAGGTACTGGGTGAAGCCGCTGCCGGACGCCAGGGTTGACGTTGGAGATGCCGCTTCAGGACCGCTCACCGCGAAGTTGACATTTTGCACACCGGGAACCGCAGTTGCCGTCGTGTAGTCGGTCGTCAGCAGCGCGTTGGTCGTGGTCGACGGGGTAGCGTAAGCCGACGTGACGAGTCCCTTCAGCGTCAAACCAGTCGCCAGAGCGCCCGCCGGGGACGTGTGCGCGCTCCACTTCCCGTTGAGAATCTGGTTGTAGGTTCCGGTGAAAGCCCCGAACTGGTACTTGCTGAACGAATTGTTCCCGGCCGTGATCGGAGACGACGAGTAGGCAGTCGTGCTGTCGTCGATGTTCTTGTAGTTGCGCTCGGTGCGGCTGGCAGTGCGCGTGGTGCCTTTCAGCGGAGACCCGGTCTGCGCCCCATTGTCTTCTCTGAAGTCGAATGTCGCTGGCATTGATAACTCCTTCTTTTCTTCCCGCCCGGCCTAAACACCGAGCACTTTTGCATGCACTCTGGGCGTTTTCACAGCACCAGACCGTTCGTCTGCCGCCTCGATTTGAGAAACGGCCTCATCCAAATCCGCCTTGGCAACAGCCATCCCCTCGGTGTCCCTGAGATACTTGTTGGCGTACAGCAGGCTGCCGTGTAAATACACGTCCGGGTTTGCCGTCAGCAGCCAATTCGTGGTGTTCGTACCCGACAGGGCCGGAATCTTCCGGTAATACTCCATCCGAATCGGATACTCTTTGTCTGGCACCGGGAGGAACCGCAGCCGGCCACCAACGATCGAGTAACAGCGCGGCCGGCCCGGCGCCGGGTGTTGCTTGGCGACCGACAGAAGAGCCGATGGGGACAGGTATTCCAGCGGTGAGCCAATGGAATCCAGGCGGTCGATGTTGATCGTCTCCAGCCAATCATCCGGCAGCGCCAGGTACTGGCTGCTGACGTTGGAGTCGACGACCGCATACTGCGCCTGCGTGCGAAGGGTCCTGTTCAGGTAGCCGTGCGCGAGCGAAATGAAGCCCGGGATGCGGCTCGTCAGGTCCGTCCGGTCAAGCCACTCAGCGATCTCCGTCTGCAGTTCCGCGTACGTCGATAAACCCACTTCACACCGTCCCCGGCCGCGTTCTGAACCGCAGGTTGTCCCTGTCGTTCAGCCACTTGGCGAACGCCGCCTGGTCGGTCGGCTGGCCGTTGTGAGTGAGAACCCCTTTACGCTGCAGTTCAAAGAACACAGACATCGGGATAGAAGCGATCTTCCGCATCTCCCCAAACCGCGCCCGCTCGTCGACCGAGGCGTACTCTGCCACGTTCTGGTCGATGATGTCGGTGACGTCTTGCTCCTCGGAAACGACGATCTGCTCGTCGTCAACGTGAAGTGTCTGCTCATGCCCGGTAATCGGGTCGATATCCAACAGAAACGAGTCCATGATCTTCCTCCCAGTGAAAAATCGGGGCCGCCGCGGGCGCGGCCCCAGCAGGGTCAGTCGGAACTAGATCAGGGTCGTGTTCAGGTCAGCGACCAGGCCGTGCGCCGCCTCGTTGGTGCACTGGAAGCCCCACTCGACGACAAGCAGTTTCTTCGTCGCGTCACCGGTCTTCGCCAGGTCGACGGTCTGGAAGTCGCGGAGCATGCGGAGTTCAGCATACTCGGGGTCGACCAGCCAGGCGTCACGCTCACGCTGGAACCGGTTGGGGACCACAGCGAGGTTGCCGAAATCGCTGACGTAGATGTCGGCCGCGCCCACGATCGTCGACGGCTTGGCGCCCTGCGCGTTGAAGCGCTGCGCGGCCACGCCAGCGAAGGCCGAGGCGTTCTGCTTGTTGATCGGACCCAGCATCAGGGTCGTGGGCTTGCCACCGGCCGAGTAGCACAACTGCATCGTCGACTTCAGCAATGCCTCAGTGAAGTTGCGCTGCGTGCCATCGGTGCGCGTCGCATTCGGCAGGGTCGTGTAGACAGGGCTGGCACCGGTGGCGCCGATCGAGTCATTGGTCGCAATGCAGGCGAGCATCGTGCCGGTCTTGCGAGCCGTGGTCGAGTTGCCGGCATTGGCGGCCTGGTTCGTCCCGATCAGGATCGACTCCATGTCGCGCTTCAGTTCCTTCGACCGCTTCGCCAGGTTGTACGCCAATTCCGACTTCCGGCCGGCCTTCTTCAGCGACTCGTTGGTGCCGGAAACGACCAGAGTCTTGGCCGAGATCTGGCAGTAGTTCTGCATGCGGGTCGTCGCCGCGGTCGACGACAGGCCGGCGCTGTCGTAGTCCTCGCCTTCCAGCTGCGCGTTCGCGGTGTCGACGGCAGCCAAGCTGTCCGTCTGCCACTCAAACAGCGTGTTGCTCACCGGCTGCCCCTTCCCGATCATGGTCATGAACGGGGTATCGGTGGGCGAGATCATGCTGATGACGTCGCTCAAATCCTCGCGGATGCCCTTCGTGCTGTACGAAGTGTAGGTATTCGTCTTGATAGCCATTTTGGCTGCTCCTCAGAGAAACCGTGCGAACACGGCTGCCGCGTCCTTGACGGACCCGGTCTGGGCGAGCCTTTTGACCGCTTTCTGCGTAGGGGCAACTTCTCTGCGAACGGAATTCACGGCCGGCGCCACGCGGGGCGCTACCCGGCGCTGCTGGGCCTCAGCCCGCAGTTCAGGCTTCCGGCGCTGCATCTGGTCGTACAAGTACGCCTTCCGCAACACCAGAACGGTGCGGTGATCGTAGATTGAGCTCAATTCCTGCTCGTTGAACCCGATCCCCCTGGCAAACTCAGCCATCCCCGCTTTTTCCTTGGCCTCGATCTTTTCATCGCGCCACTCGGGGACAGCCTCGACCAGAAGGCCGGCTTCCTGGGCCAACGTCTGCTGCAGACGGGCCTGCTCTGCCTGCTGCGCCTTCGTCTGTTCAGACTGGAGACGCTGCTGCATGGCATACTGCTGCTGCTGACGCTGTTGGAACTCGGCCCACTGGGCCGCATACTCAATCGGATCTTCCCTCCGCAGACGCTCCCAGTCGGGCTGCTGCGGCTGCTGCTCCTGCATCAGACGCACTTGCCCCTCGAGAAACTGGATCATCTGGGCTCGCTCACCCTCGACCTCGGTGGCGCGCGCCTCAAGCTCCTTGCGAGCCTGGGCCACTGCCATCGATTTCCGGGTGTAATCGGCCTGGCGCGAATACCCGTTGAGCAACTCCGACAGCGGCACCTGAAGCTCTTCCCCGGCAACTTTTACCCGGAAGAGTTGTTCCTGGCGCTGTGCGGCGTCCTCCGCGGACTCCTCGTCATCCTCGGCCTCATCCTCGCCTTCGGCGTCGTCGTCTTCAGGCTCTTCGCCCTCGACGTCGTCATCCTCGACGTTGTCGGCCTCGTCGTCGCGATCCTCGGTGTCGGTGTCTTCACCGACGAGGGCTGCGAATCGATCGATGGCCTCGTCCTGCGTGAGAGATCCACTCATGGGGTTGCCTCCAGTCATGATCAGCGTTTACCTCTGGTTTTCAGCGTGTTTTCAGCGACCGCCCCGTCCCCGGAAAACTTGTCCAGGATCTGCATGACCCTGTCGAGCCCCCGAAGAGCAAAAAACGCCCCTTCACGCTGCGCCATATTCTCAAGAGGGCTGTTTTGCCACTCCTCGAATAACCGCCGTTTCGTCATTTCGACCGCGTTTTGGAAGACCTCGTCGGTCAAGATCTCCTTCACGCGCCGTGCTCGGTCTACCTGCTGCCGAAGCTGAATTTCTTCGTTCTCAGACAACCTGTGCCTCCTGTGTCGGCGCCATCGGCGGAGCCGGAACAGGCTGCGGCGCCTGCTCCGCCCGCGGCGAATCCATTACGGCCTTGATTCCAGCGATGTCGACCGCCTGGGCGTACTTCAACTCGATCTCCCGGGCCCGCAGAATCACGTCTGCCTCGTCTTTGTCCCGCTCCCGGTCGTCGCGCATGACGAGCTCGCGCTCTTTCAACGCCATCTCCTGCTGCTTGATGGCGATGTCGGCGCGGATCTGCTCCATCTGTACCTGCGCCAGAAGCTCTTCTGGCGTCTGTTTCGGCGCCTGCTGCGGCGGCTGCCAATCTGCCGGCACTTCCTGGAAGAACTGCGACGGATCCTTGAACCCGCTCAGCTCCAGAATCTTCGCCAGCGTGTTCCGGTACTGCGCCACGGTCACCAGCGGGTTCACCGGCCCGTACTGCTGCAGCACGCCCTCCTGCCGCTGCGCCACCTGCATCAGCGTCGCGACCCGCTCCTGCACTGTCCCGGCCCCAACAGCCACATTCACGACCACGTCGGCGTCGACGTTCCACTCAGCCGGTGAAACAGGCACCCAGCGGCCGCGCAGACGCATCATTCGCGCCTGGTCCTGGTGACGGGCCAGTAACTTCGCGATGCCACGCATGGCCGGCTTCAGGCCAGTCTCCGCCAACACCCGCGCAATCATCTCGATGTGCTGGTGAGCCGCCGAAACAGTCGCCGCCACCGCGGCCTTCGTGGTCGACTGCAGGGCGTCAGCGTCGAGGCCGGCGGCCGCCTTCGAGATCCCCGTACGGTCCTGCTTCACGGAGTCCATGACCGCCAGCACATCAAGCACTTCCCGCCCGACAAATGGAACCGTCAGCGGCTGCACCATCCCCGGCTGCCGCGAACGGATAATGGCGCCGACATCGGTGTTCAACACGTCGGCCATTTCGACCTGGCTGTCGACCACCACAAGCCGCGGATCAGTCGTGAGGGCCAGAGAATTCAACATCGCCCGCATCAGGCTCGTCTTGATGCGCTGAATGTCAGTGAGAATGTCTCCAAGCCCGTTACCAAACACCGTATGGGGCTCAGGATCACTGCAGAACATGGCTATCGGCCGGTGGTCTACTGGCTCGTTCCGCATGATTTCGTGCGACTCACCAATCGCGCAGATCTGCCGCAACTCAGCAATCCCGTCGCCGTCATAATCGACGCGCGCATAGGCCTCTACGTACAGCACCGGCCGGTTCGCCTCGTCAGACGGCGTGCTCACAGGCTCGGCAAAGCCAGGAATCCGCTTCCGCGCCTCGATCGACATGTCGTCCCACTCGGACGTCCCTGCGTATTCCTCGACCTCTTCCCGGTCGTAGCCCATGGCGACCAGGTCAGACACGCTCTTGTAGCATTTCCGCGCCACGAACCGCGCCGACTCGATCGACCGGGCCGTCGCCTCGATCAGCAACTCTTCCGGCGGAACGGATTCAATGACCACTCGCCCTTTTCCGCGATAGTTCCGCACGACAACGTCGACCAGGCCATCAGGCCTCGGCGCCGGCTGCGCCATCCCGCCCGCCATCGCAGCTTCCTGCGCCAGCATCTGCGCCGCCTCAGGCGTCAACCCCTCATAACGGTCCTCAGACACGTCCACAGAGTCATCCCAGCGCCACTGCAGGATCCCCATGTCGCGGATCAGCGCATCCTTGAACGCCGCATGCAGCACCAAAAACCCAGGGTTGTCGACCTTCAACACAAAGTCGACAGCGTCCGTCATCTGCTCGGCAGCCGCCACATCCTCAGGCCCCCGCGGCGTGAACTCAGCCACCCGCTCCGGCCCCCAAAAGATCCGCATCAGGGAAGGCATGATGGCGTTGACGACGTCGCGGAAGTCGCGGCTCACAGCCTTGCTCCGCCCGTCCTCCTCGTCCCCATAGGGCTCGCCAGCATACCGCTTGGTCAGCTCTTCCCGGTGACCACTAAGTGTCTGCTGGACGCTCTGCGCCATGTCGATCTCGGCGCGCAGATACGCCTCGAGATCCTCATCATCCATCGGCTCCGGCGGCTCTACTCCGTGCTCTTCGCCAATCTCGTCTTCGTCGAGGAGGCCAGGTCCGTACTCCCCAGCCTCCCCGCCTGCGCCGACAGGAGAAAACGGCGCAACGGCTCCAGGCTGGAGGGGGACCGCACCCAGAATGCCGCCTTGTGCCATGACGCCATGAAACCATGCCGTCAATCAACACTGCAAGCAAATCATCGCCTACTCAGTAAATTGCCAGCTTGCGCCGCACCGGCTGTCCCCTCTTGGCCCCGTACGCCCTCCCGTGGATCGCCGTCGCCGCCGCCCCGGCAAACGTCAACGCCAACGCATCCGCCACGTCAGGAGACCGGAACCCCCGGCGCCTCATCTCATCCTTCGACTCAAGCAACAACCGCCCGTTAGAGGTGAATTTATAACGGGGCGTCGCTAACTCGGCAATCAAATCCTCATCCTTGGGAATCCGGCAATCCCGCGCCGCCAGCCACGCCTTGATCTTCGTCCACAACTCCGTCCGCAAATTGTGGCTCTCCCCCCGCATGCTCGGCGCCTCGCTCACATTCACCCCCACCGCCGGCAACTGCAACTCCCGCAACCGGTCCACCACCCCCGCCCCAATGCCAATCGAATCCACCAGGATCTCCACCGGCCGATCCGGCACGGGCGTCGACTCCCACTCATGCACAATCAGCCCCGTCAACTGCATCAGATCCATGTTCGACCACCGCTGGATCGACTCGATAGCGTTCGCCCGCCTCTTCACCAGCGCACTCCGATCCCCGCCAAACCGCGCCACATCCAACCCCCACACCACATAGGCGTCCTTGATCGGCTCCACATCCCGCCCCACCGCCAGCTCAATCAACTCCATCGGCAGCAACGTGTCATCATCCGCCCGCGGGAACTCACCCAAAACACGCACACGGTAAGCGTTTGAATCCTCCCCGTACCGCGCCGCCATCTCCCGAATGAACTCCCGGCTCACCCGCGGACTATCCACGCAGCTCAAATGAAACGTCGCCCACTCAGACGCCAACCGATGATGCGTCTCGTAAAACGTCCCGCTCGACCGCACCGGGTTCCCCAGCAACAACGTCACCGCATGCTCCCCAGACATCGACCCGCCCGCCGCCTCGAAAATGCTCTCAGGAATACCAGACGCCTCATCGGCAATCAACAACACATGGTCGCTGTGAATCCCCTGCAACGCCTCCGGCTGCTCCGCCTTCGACGTCCTCGCCGACACAAAACTCCCCGCCGGGTCAGCTCTCAACTCAATCGACTCCGACTTCACCACCACCAACTGCTGCAACGGCGCCGGCAACCTCCGGCACCAACTGCAAACCTCCGCATAAAGCGCATCGTACAGCTGCGCCGTCGTCGGCGCCGTCATCACCGTCTTCTGCGGATACCTCGTCAACAACCACCACAACACCAACCACGCCGCCGTCGTCGTCTTCCCCACCCCATGCCCCGACCGCACGCTAATCCTCCGCTTCCCCTCCGCCACCGCCCGCAGGATCTCCGCCTGCTTCGGATCCGGCCGCGCCCCCAACACCTCCTCCACAAACAACACCGGGTTCCCCCGATAACGGTTCAGAAACTCCACCATCGGATTCGACGCCGGATTACTCATCCCTCATTCCCCCATACCTGTAAAATTTTTTTTGAGCGAGACACAATGAAGAGCAGGGTGGGGGGGTGGGAGCACGGGGGTGCCGCCAATACAACCGCCCCCGCCAATCGCGCGACGGGGGGGCTCGCGCCCCGCCCCGCCGGCATGGCATCCACTGCCCCGCATTCAGCCCGCCCTGGCGTCTTACCGGCAGACAGCCACCCCGCCGCCTGCGGCCCGGTGCGGACGTCCCCAGCGTGCCCTGATTTTTACCACCTCGACAGGTGGTAAACGGGGTTTCGTGGTTACCAACGGCCGGAATGGCTGCAACTCGTTGAAAACAAAGGCTGTGTCCGATAAGTTCCATTATGTCTACTTTCCTGTTATGTCGTTGATTCAACAGGAGTTACGTCGATTACAGGCCCTGCGACAGTGTGCCGCAGAGCGTCCAGATGCAGCGTGCCGATGTTGATCTGCACTGCGTTCGTCGGCCGGTCCCCGTACTGCTCTGGATCCATGCGCGACGCCAGCCATCGCCGGGTTTCGATGCGGAGCTTGGCCACCTGGACGTTCTCGGACTCTGCCTGGTCGGCAATCGACAGCGCCTGGTCGGCTAACGAGGCGGCGGCGAGCACGCGCGCGCGGCGAAGCGCCTCACGCCGATCTGGGTCGCGTCCAAACCACTGCTGGATCACTGACCGGCTCATCTCGTATTCCCGTGCGATGTCAGCTAGCGTCTCACCGTCGGCAATGCGTTGGCAGATAGGCAAATAGCCCCCGCGCTGCTCGATCTTCTCGATGGATTGGCGCTTCATGGGAGACCCCGGCATGCCCGAATTATACGGCAGAAGTGACGGCGGCGGGAAGGCAAGACGTCTGCGCGCCCTGGGATCTCGCCGCCGTGAAGGTGGGAAGCCTGTGCTGATGATTGTCGGCCGGCGCAAAAAAAAGCGCAACAATCTCGCGCCAGGGTATTGACAAAAACCCAGCCTTGGATTATAGTTAGAGTATGAACAGCGCACGAGTTTACGGCAACACCTACCCGGTAAAAGACCTACTGAAGTCGGAATGCAATGCCCGCTGGAACCCCATCGAAAAAGCTTGGTATGTGCCGCAAAACATGATTCTCGTCGCGATGGCCATCGTAGAGCGCGGCTGCACCGCCGCTGAATTCAATAACCGCTAAAACCGCTAAATCACAGGAGAACCACCATGACCACCCACTACACCATCAAGACGGCCAACGGCCACATCGTCGACGCTAACTGCTGGCAGGGATGCGACCTGAACTTCCAGGTCCACATCGACGGGAAGCTTTACACCGAGGGCAGCTCGTACATCGGCAACGGCGATACCGCCGAGACGGAGGCCAAGCACCAAGCCACCCAGACCGCCGAGGACATCGACAGCGGGCGGCTAGTGGAGGTTGGCGACGGCTGGAAGTTGGCCGAGGAGGTGGCGTAATGACCACCCAAAAGCTCACAGGAAAAGCGCTTTGCATTGAATACCTTCGCTATCATGGCGGCGACATGGAGCGAGAAGCAGCGGAACGCGAGGCGGCTATTTCTTTACTCATTCACGGCATCGACAAGCGCATGTCGGATTCAGCGTGCGATACCATTCTCAACGCCGTCCATTATCTCCGCAGCGGCAATTACCGTTTTGACAGGAAGCGCCATGCCGCATAAAGCCACCATCACCCTCCCCTGCGGCCACCAGATCCCCGAGTCCGACCTGCTGCGGATCGCTGGCGCCGCTTTGGCGGCAAAGCGGGCGACAAAATCCGGCGGGCGGAATGGGGGCCGCCCCCGGTCGGCGGATCGCTGCCCGTGCGGGGCGATGACGAAACGGCGCGCAGAGCAACGAAACCATCGCTGCCACCCCGAGATACCACCCGCCGCCTAAAAACGCCGTGGCGGGCCGTTTCCGCTCAATTACGGGCCATCGTGCCATCATGCCGCCCCGCCACCATACCACCCTGGATTACACCTCGGGCACTTGCCGGCGAACTCGTAGTGGTTGCCCTTGATGATCCGGGTTCGCGTGATCCAGCCCGGCGGCCGTCCGTGGCGGCAGAGGTCGCAAAAGCCTCTGGTGGTTTGTGTTTGCTCGGCGTAGGCGTCCTCGGGCTGCTGCTGGCGAATCCAGCGCACAAGCTCGCCGGGCGTGGGCGGCACGTTCGTCTCTCGGTTTGACGCCCGGGCCTCGTTGGCGAGTAGCGCAGTGATGGCGTTGGTGAGCTCGATTTCCTGGCGCGCTGTCTCCACCGCTACCCGCAGCAGTTCCGCAAAGCCTTCGGCGCCGATGCGCCGGAAGTAGGGAATTCCCATCATGCGGCGCAGCTGGTTGTCCGCGAAGTCTCGGCTGATCATTGCGGCCGCCTTGCGAACGGGTCGGTGTTGTCGAACTCAGACTCAGGTGCTGGCGGTTGCTTGCGGTAACTCTCGTCGTGCAGCCACTTGTCCAGCGACGGTGCAAACCTGTTGCCGTTGCGCGCCCAGGCTTCGCACCACTGGGTGAGCGATCCCGAGACCGTGAGCATGAACGCCGCGTACTTCGCCGCGTCGCCGCACTTCAGCCAGTGGTCAACGCAGAACTGCTCCACCAGCCGCCGCGGGCTCGGCTTGGGGTGTATCTCTCGGAGCTTCTCCGACCAGTACTCCGGCGTTTGGTGGAAATCGGCGGCCGCTGGGTCCAAGGCGGGGAATATAGGGGTGGATACTATGGATGAGGATGAGGAAGAGGAAGAGGATGGGTAGGAGTTCGCTAGAGCTATAGGTAGAGCTATAGGTACAGCAGTAGCTTCAGCTATAGCTTTAGCTGTAGCTAGGTTTTCCGCCTTCTTCTTTCCGCCTAAAGCGCCGTTCCTTTTCTTCGATTCGCGCCACCTGACAAGCTCTGGGCGCATCTGGTTTACGCGCTCGTTCTCGTATCGATCCCCATTTAGAATGAACATCTTGCCGAAGATCGCCCAGTGCTTCCTCATCCGCGCGACAGTGCAATCGGCGATTTTGGCGAGGTGTTTTTCGTCGGCTGGAAGGCTCCCATTCAGCCAGCAATAGTCGAGCAGTTCCCGATAGATGGCGCGGCCTTCCAAACTGAGACGAAATCTCGTCTCAGATCGCTGCCAATCGGACACATACCAGGGGTAGGAATGGATAATTTCGCTCACTTTTCTGTCTCCTCGACCATCAAAAACTCCTCGGCAAACCAGTCGCCCATGCCAAGCACGGCCTGGCGCTCATCCCATCCGCCGCGCTCAATTTCGGCCGCGCAACGAAGCTGTTCAGCCCGCGCAAAGTCGATCGTTGGTGCAGTCACTTTTCCGCCTCCATCAGTCGTTCTGCGGCTGCAATCGCAGCCTGCGCGTGCTCGTGGTTCTCGAGCATCCAGTCGCCATTGCGGACGACGTACCACTGGTCAGACGACCAGTCCTTCGCCACCATCCAGCGGTCGTTGAACCGCCATGTGTGGTCGTTCTCTCGCCGCCAGCCCCATCTCATGACCGCCTCCGCGAGACTATGGAGTCGATGAATGCCGCCCGCTTCGGGCAGTCGTTCACGCGGTCATCGGGGCTGGGGACCGGAGGAACCGGCGCCGGCCTACTCTCGGTTTCGACAAAAGGTTTGTGGACCTTGTTGAACAGCAGGTCGAGGTTAAATGTCGGTTTGGGCGGTTTATGCGAACGCCTATGCGTGATAGGCTTTTCGGGGGTGTCCATGTGCATCCTCTTGGTCGCCCCGTCGCGTGTGCCGGGAAGCCTGGCGGCGGGGCGCTCTGTTTGTTTGATTAGTCGGCGGCCGACCAGCAGCGGCCCTGGTCGTCACCGAAGAGGTTCCTCAAGCCAGGCCTGGCGAACGACGGCACCCTGACGACCGTGTAGCCAGAAACGTCGACGGGCTTCACGGGCTCTGAGAATTCTGGCTCTCGCCTGGTCGCTGGCTTCTTCGGCGGCGCCGGAGGAGGGGCAGGGTTCTTGGCAACGTACCGACGCCGCTGCCGTTCGCGATCCTGCGACGCCTTGTGCCTAGCAGCGCACTCTGGCGTCCGTTTCTGAGCCAGGCCAAACACCAGCACGCCGCAGCCGCAGGCGCAGGGGCGTCCGTTACTCACCACCAGGCGTGCTCCCGCCTGCTTTTCCTCTTTGCGGTATGCCTTCATGCGACGGGTCATTGCCGCTAGGTAGCAGTCGTAGCAAATGCGGCCTTTGCGAGACCTGGCCGGCTTACCGCATGGGCAGACGCCCTGCGGGCGGTCGTAATAGGCCACCGCCTCCTCAAAGGTTCTGCCGCCGCGGATGTGCCGCTGGATCGCATCGAACCTCACCAGCGCGCTCTGCTCAGTCGGATCAACGGCGCGCCCGTTGGAGTCGCGGGCTGGCCGGGGAATAGCAGCGCGGAGTTTGGCGTACTCAGCGTCGCGGTCTACGCGCATGGCCCGATTCCTGTGTTGCGAATTTGTTGCGAGGTTGAGCTATTCTTGTCATTCATGGCAATCCTGGCGAACGTGTTTTCAATAACTTGCTGCTTCTTAATGGCAGACGTTGATTTCTTTGAAAGCCGGGTCCGTCTCATAAACCCTACATTCTAAAGGACAAATTAGATTCTTCTGTTGCAGTGTTGCCGTTTTGTAGCGGCTCCATCGCAGCCCACATCCGCTCCAGGGATTGTTCCATCTGCACCTGGCGCGATTTCACCCACGGGGCGTAGTGCTTTTGGGTGACGGCGATGGAGGTATGCCCCAGAAGCATCGCCACCTGCTCGATCGCCACTCCGGCCTCCAGGAGCTCGACGGCAAACGTATCGCGGAGGCGGTGCAGGTGGCCGTTCTTCACCTTGGCCGTCTTGCACAGCCGGCGGAAGGCGCGGGCGTAGTTGCTGCCCACCGTGTCTGGGTCAGATTGCCCACTCCAGAACCAGTACGACTCCGACACCCGAGGGACTGAGCGCAGCGCGTCGGCCACTGCCGGCGGGAGTACGGTCCACACTGGCACCCCGGTCTTCGCCGTCGATAGCAGCATCCGGTTCCCGTTGATCGCCGACACTGGCAGCGTTGCGATGTCCCGGCGCCGCAGTCCCGTGTAGCGCCCGACCAGGATGTAGGCGTGCAGGCGGGCGCCCTCATCCTTGCTTCCCTGCCCCGGCGCCGCGGCAAGCAACTTCACCATCTCCTCACGGGTGAACGGCAGCGTCGGCGTGTGGCGGATCTTGGGCGCCTTGATCTCGGCGGCCGGGTTCCGCTTGAGGTAGCCAGCAGCGACCCAGAACGACATCGCCGCCCTCACCTTCGCCAGCCGAATCGCCTGCGTAGCCGGCGCGAGCTTCCAGGACGCCCGCCATGCCGTCAGGAACTCGAAGTCGATCTGGGAGACGTTCTGCACGCCGCGGGCCTCAGCGAAGGCCAGCAGCGACGACCCAGTGGGTGTCTGCAGGTCTGTCCGGTATGCCTTCAACGTGGAGCGACCCAACCCACGGGCGCGGCAGTCGGCAATAAACTCCTCCACTGCGTCCTCGATAGTCTTTGACGTCATCACCTTCCCGGCCATCTCGATTTCGTGGATCTTGTCTTGCGCCTTCTTCCAGTCGCGCGTTTTGAGCGTCTGCTGGATGCGTTCGCCGTTCAGGGTACCTTCGACCCACACCGGGCACTTGCACTGTCTCCAGGCCCGTCCTTTCGCAGCGTGCGGGCATTTCTTCGAGTGGCGCCGGAATGGGTTTAACATGCAGTGCATTTTATGCCCTTTGCGCCGCGGAGTGAACCCGCTGCAGAACCGAATGCGGAACCCGCAGGGTTCGGTATGGCCGGCGCCCTGGCTTCGTTTCGACTGCCAAAACGACCACGCCTGGCTCGTCGCGGAAGATCCTCCGAACTGTCGCCGGCGACACAGACCACGCCTCGGCGATCTCCTCGACCGTGTAGTGCTTTTCTAAAGCTCCCATCCCCTCTCCTTCCGCCGCCTTGCCTGCGGCTTACTGCTCACCCAACTCCGGCCGCGCCTGCCATGCGCCGCACTGGTGGCAGAGCCACAGCGAGCGAGCATTGGCTACATTGATCTCGTCGCCGTAGATGTTCCGGTGGAACCTGTAGTCGTGCCGGCAGAACAGGCGCCGGAGGAGGCGGCCGATCACTCCCCACCCCCGCAAGCCCGCCAAGTCGCCCAGGCGCGGGCGGCGCGCTCGTTCTCTCGGTCCTCGCTTGGTCCTGGTTCTGCATCCCAAAACATAAAGCACTCGGCTCCGTTGCGATGAACGTGCACGCCGTACCACCTCTTCTCCGGCTCCTGCAACCGCCACGACTCCTGCGCGCGGGCGATGGCGGCGAGGTCGGTGAGGTAGTGATCGAGCGGGCGGTGTCCGGTGGCGGTCTCGACCCACCATTCCGAGGCTGTGCGGAACACTTTCAACCCCTCCGCCCGCTCCGCAATCAGCGAATCGTGTGCGCGGGTCCACTGCTGGTTACTCATCGGCCCCTCCCAAGAATTCTGCGTTCTCGGTGAATCTCTGCCATCCGCCACCAAAACTGTACTCGCGAGAGTAGTAAGCGCCAAAAACTGTTACCACCCCTTTGGGCCATTCCATCGACTCGCCGGGAGCGCAAAATGCGGTCACGAGATGCACGGTCCATGCGTCGTCCCGCCACCGATCCCCCGCCTGCGGATTCGCCGCGGCTTCAGCTTTCGTCTTCATCCCCGCACCTCCGCCTCTCGCAACCTCGCCGCCTCAATCCGCGCCCGGTGCTGGTCGGACGTGCGGGCGAGGGCGGTACGGATTATCTCGTCGATCTCGGACCAGCCTTTGACCACCGCGTTGCCATTTTCATCGAGGCGGTTGATGCTCTCCAGCGCAGCCCGCAGCCCCGCGGCCTCGTCTCGGGCGGCGTCACGTTCCGCGCGGAGGCGGTCGCGCTCGGCCTCGGCGTCAATGCAGCGGTTCATCCAGTCGTCGCGCTCGGCAGTGCGGATTCCCGCAGCTTCCCAGCCGCTATCTGCCTCCAACCCCGCCACCCGCGCCCGCAGCGTGCGGATTTCGGCGGCGAGGGCGGGGTAGGCGTTTTTCGATTGCGCGATCCACTCGGCGTTGCAGTCGCATTCCGCCTTGTACTTGCGCTGTCCTGCCGGGGTCGATGCTTCAGAGCCAAGGAACGTGAGCGCAACTCGCCTCTTTCCGCTGGCCCGCACGTCGCACTTCATTCCGCTGTTACGGTCTCGGTGCCAGTCTCCCGGTGTCGCCGCCGCAAACAGCGCGTCGAGGCGGTCGAGGTCTACGTTACTCACGGGTGCCTCCCTTTGCCCGCGCAATCGCGGCGAGTGCTCGCTCCACTCTGCATTTAGGGCACCAGTCAAAACAGACTTCCATGTGGTCTTCGCGGTGCTTGATGGGCCCGAAGTCATTCAACCCGGATAGCTCTTTTTCGATTTCTTCCAGCGCCTCGTCGCGCGGGTCCGGCGGCAGCGCGGCGAGTTGGGCGCGGAGGTTGTATTCCAGTTGCTCGGCCGTCATCACGCCGCGGCAGACGTACTGCACGGCGCTCAGGATTTCAGTCAATTCAGCGCGGGTCATTGGGCCCCCTTCAGCGCGGCGTCAATAACGGCTATTGCGGCGCTCATCTCATCCGCCAGCAGTCCGTTGTTGTGCGCCTTGTCGTCAGCGCCTTTCTGTTTGTGGATGGCGGCGTAAGTTTCAAACGTGATAAACGCACGCCCGAGGTGGTTTAGCCCCACCCGCAGCGCCGCCTCCAACTCCGCGATGCGCGTGTCGCGGGGGTCAGGGGTGGGGCCATCAGTGCGAACTGCGTCACGCTCCCGCATCATCACCGCCCAGCACGTCCACAGATCCATGCGGACCGGATCGTTGATGATCTTCTCCGCGTCCCCTGGTGGCGTCTTATACGGCGGGAACGTGTCATCTCCAGCCCCAAGAATGTGAATCAGGGCGCTGGCAAGGTGGTTCCCGCCGATGCCGATACGGTCGAGTGACCCCCGCAGCCGCTCCACCTCGCGCAGCGCCTTCGCGCCCGCCAGCACCGCCGCCTCGTCGATCCAGACCGGAGTGCCAGCGGCCTTCGCTTGCGCGACGCGCTTTTCCAGGCGCGCGGCCATTTGCTCGTTAGTCATGCGCGGCCTCCATCATGCCAGCCAGCTTCCAGGCCAGCGATACTCGCATGTTGTAGGCTTCCGGGTGCCAGCCGTGCCAAAGAAACCACGCCGTTAACCATATGCGCCGGATGGCCTTCATTCCGCCACCTCCAGCCGCACCGTCTGCCGCATCGCCGCCGCAATCGCCGCAGCCCGCGCTCGGTCGCCAGCAGCAGAGGCCAAGAGCCGGTGGGCCAGGCGCTCTTTCGCTTGCGGCAGGCCGATGACCTTCAGCTTCCAGACGGCCACGCCGATAGCCATCAGAATCAACGCAATCGCTATATCCATCACTCGAAGCTCCTTTCCTGCCACCCCTGACCCTTGACCTGCCACTGCATCCGAAACTCCACCGGGAACATCTGCGCCGCCGTCTTGATCCGCACCAGCGCCGCTTCCTCGATCAGCGGTGAGCCGTCCTTCTTCGCCCCTTTGACCTCAAACGCCACCAGCCGCCCGTCGTCGTACTGCACCATGAAATCCGGCGTGTAGCGGGCGTCCTTGGCCCACTTGAAGCTCATCGCCTCGAATCCGTGCCAGATGATGGTGCCATCCTTCACTAGCGGCATCAGCACCTCGCGCTCAAACCGCTCTTCGGTCTTATTCATGACTCCGGGGGTACGCTTGCGCGTGGAAGCCTTTGCGCCCTTGCGCCGTCCGTGGAATCTGCTTCTCACGCCAGCACCTCCTCAGCCGCCGAAAGCACGCTGTCGAAGTCAGTGGCACGGACCTGATCCACCTGCGTGTAGCCGTGCCGCCGCAGCGCCTCGTCCAGCCGCCCGTGAGCGCCAGCCGCCACAAGCCGCGCTTGCTGCCCTGACGTGATCGGAGCGCCGCGCTTCGCCTTCTCCAGTTCCGCCGCGCCCACGCGCTTTACCGCATCGCGCTGCTCCTCGTAGGTGTCGCCGCCGCCGTCCACCATGGGTCGGTTGTCGGCCGGGTCCAGCGCCGCTACCAACTCCACCATGCCATCGGCCAGCGGCATCGGGGCGCCCATATCCACCGCGTCGTCGATCTCCTGCGAGGTCAGCAGTTGGGCGCTCATCGGCCAATCGTTTGCGGCCCGGTGAATCACGGTCTTTCTCGCCATGCGGTCGTAGTCGGTCACCCACGGGAGCCGGTACGGGCTCTTGAAGTCCATCGTCACCACGTCCATAGCGCGAATCTCGGCCAGCGTCAGGCCCTTGACTGTGCGCCCGTAGTGCTGGAAGTCCACCGCCGCGCCAGCCTTCGCCCGCCGCCTCACCGCCTCGATCTCGGCAAGCGTCATGATGTTGACTTGGTTGCTGCCGTTGATTCGCGCCGAGACGAACACCGCCGTGATCTCGCCCCGGTCTTTTCCAGGTCGCCAATCGAACACCAGCCCGTCACGGTCAAACCCGTAATCGAATTTGTCTCCCTCGCGGACGAGTTCACAGTGGATCGCGCCTACGCCGGCCCGCCGCGCGAGTTCCATCTTGCCGTGGTAGTCCACCACCAACTGGCACTCGCGCCCGTAGGGGATCAGGTATGCGCTGTTCTTGCGGATCTCCAGCCCGAGATTTGAGGCGAGGAGTACGCTATTGAGGAAGCTGACCGGGGTGCATCCGGCCAGCTTCGGGTTTGTGGCAATGCTGTTCATGACAAGCATCGCGCAGCGGTCGGGAGAAAGGTGCGCCGGGAGGACCTTCCTAAAATTCCCGCTGTACTGCTTCAGGATGCCCATGACCGACTGCGCGGCCTCCTGCTGGATCGGCGTCTCTGCCTTTACCATCTCGCTCATCGCACCCCTCCCTGTAACAGCCAATCGGCCACCTTCTCCAGTTCCATGTCGTGCCGCTCTTCCGCGGCTTTTGTCGCATCCTCGCGACCTTCGCGGTATCCCCGCCAGTAGCCGTAAAACAGCGCGGCGATGGCGACCGACGACGAAAAAGCCCAGTCAGCGACCGTCACTTCGCAGCCACCCTTCGCTTGCGCTCCGGCCGCGGCTCGATGCGCTTGACGCTGTACTTTCCGGGGACGCCCTTCTTCTGCCGCATCTCAGCCGTGCGGGGACCGTGGCAAGACTCGATGGCCCGGTATAGCTTGTCGGCCTCTTTGCCATTGAGGTCGGTGATCCCGTCGCCCACTTTCAACTCCTGCGCGGCCTCGAGGTACTCGAGGT